GCGAGGGTGGACAATTCCAATTTTTTGCACAAGGGGACAGTTGCAGAAATGATGATTGATCAAGGAGTGGACGACTACCTGTCAACAGTTGACCAAACATACAGATATCTTTACAAGAGACCTCCACTTTTTTTTAATCATCCAAAATCAGGCGAGCACAAGGAACGGGAAATATCAATAACAGATCCTGATTCAAGAATATGTCTCACAGATGCTGAATACATATGTGGATCATATGGAAGTTCCACAGGAATCGATTTCCTTAAAGATGCTTCAAAGAATTCAAAGTTTTATAAACAGGCATCTCGAATAATGACTAAGGGAGGATGTATTCAGTCATCAGATGCCACAAGGTATGGGCCAAGCATGTCAAACTTTGCCATAAGCATCATGCTTCTTAGTCTTGGATCAGAATCAATGCATCTTAAATGGTCATCCTCGGTGTATGCAAGACTCGCCTATCGGAGGATGCTTATACCACTAGACATTATGCCATAGTCTAAACTATCAACTCACGCTGATACCATATACAAGTCATTGGAGGTCTCCGAGTGGATTAGGAAAATGCCCAGAATGTGCACTGATGGGAAAACTGACTATGTATGGTATACTACATCACATCATATGGGTCAAGGCATGTCTCATCATAGCAGTTCTTTGTTACATGCAGGCGGTCTGGCGATTTCATGTGATTCTGCATCTCTGTGTGATGTATATGTGAATGGAAAAAAAGTTCCTTTCAGATTGCACATCATGGTTACTTCTGATGATAGTACCATATTAGCTGAACCTTACCAACCTGATTCAGAAGTGTGTGTGTCTCGGAGTGAAAAGCAGATTGTTGGCCAGATTGTCTTGAAACTCATACGACAAAATAGAAATGTATGCCTACGTATGGTCAGTGTAAAGCCTAATCTCATTAAAGAAATGGTATCATCAATTAAGGGTGAGTTCAATTCACAGGATACTGGAATTGGGTCAACATGCCCGATACTTGGATTTCGTGAGATGATTTCAAACATCGTCATTCCAAGTTCTCCTTCGCTGGTTGGTGATTACCTCAACGGATACGCTGTACCTCAAAATTGCCTTCTGCATGGACAAGGACTATCAACAGCGTGCTATGTGCATTCTTTGATGATAGATTCAATCGAGGAAAGATGGGGTCTTAAAGATAAAGAAAAAGAGTTCTTAGTTGGTCTGAATATCTTACCCAAAGAATTGGTCATGGGCGTTCAAGGATCTGAGCTTTTTTCAAATCCTGCATCGCTGCTCAATGCAAAAATCAGAGGAAGCTTGTTAGCAGAGTCTTTTAAAATTAACTCTCAATGTCAAGATCTAGATCCTCATACAAGAG